CGGTCAAAAAGGCGATCCAGCGCGGGCCTAAGACAGGCAAGACTTACACGCGCGGAAATATTGAACATACGGCGTCCGCGCCGGGTGAGGCACCGGCGACCGATACCGGCACGCTCGCATCATCGGTATATTTTGAAAGCAAAACCAAGATGAGCGCGACCATCGGCAGCCGCTTGGCATATGCATACTATCTTGAATACGGCACAAAAAAGATTGCACCGCGTCCAGTTTGGCAACCTGAAACCATCAAAGGGCAAACCAAGCTAAACGAGCGCGTGCTGAAAACATTGGAAAGGCTTGCCAAATGAACCCGATTGAATTGCAAACGGCAATCTTTGCGCGGCTGAATGTGTCTAGCGTCACGGCCACGCTTTCCACAGCTTACGGCGTCACTGCTGTTTTTAACGAATGGGTGCCGCAATTGACCGACGGCGGAGATCCGATCGGCTTTCCATTTGTCACAATGTCTTTCCCCACGTCGGGATCGTTTGATGATAAAGACGCAATCGGGCAGGACACAACCGTGCAGGTTGATGTATGGGCGCGGACCAACGGCACCAACATCAAGGCAATCAGCAAGGCGGTCTATGATCGGATGCACCGGCAGGCGCTTGGCGTCACCGGCCACATTACAACCGAATGCACGGCAATGGTATTTGAACGCGACCCCGACGGCATCACGCGCCGTTGCCGGATGTCGTACCGCGTTCTTTCCATAGCCTAGCGCTTGGCAAGATGATATGTTATAACGTAACAGACACAGCTTAGGAGGCTACACAATGGCGGCAGGATCAGGGCGCAGAGTGCGCATTTCAAGCGGGACTGGAATTGCCGCCGTGGCAATCCTTGGATCGCGCAGTGATACCCTTACAATCAACAACGAGCCTATTGACGTGACGGACAAGGACGACGCTGGCTGGACCACATTGCTTGCCGATGTATCGGTGCGCAACGTCGGCTTGGCCGTTGAAGGCGTCTTGAAGGATGGCACGCTTATGGCGGTTGCGATGGGTGCTGGATCTGGGCTGCTTTCTGATTACGAGGTCGAGGTCGAAAGCGTTGGCACGTTTAGCGGCGATTGGTTCTTGAGTTCGTTTGAAACAGGCGGCGCGCATGACGGTGAAAACACATTCAGCGCCTCGCTGGCATCGTCCGGCGCAATCGTTTATACGGCTGTATAATGGGCGTGTTTCGGGAGATCACGATTGAGTGGGGCGGGGAAGAATATGTGTTCACCCCGTCCAACAAACTGCTGCGGCGCATTGAGGGGCAAGGCGTTAACATCGCTGTCCTGATGCACGGGCTTGCGGTTGGGCCGATTAGCGCGCCGTCGCTGGCCTTTGTCGCTGCGGAGTTTCTAAAAGCGGGCGGCGCGACTGTAACCGAGGATGAGGTTTTCGGCTACATCATGACGGCAACGCAAGGCCAGATTGATGCAATCGCAACATCGGTTGCAACTGCAATCACGCCAGTTGAGCCAAACGAAAAAAAGCCCGTGGCCCCCGCCGTCAAATCCCCGTCAGCGAAGACAGCGAAGCCGAGGCAATAGATTGGGACAGTCTCTATTTAATAGGGCGCGAGTGGGGGCTGTCACCGACCGAATTTTGGGAAATGACATTGCCGGAATGGTTTTGCGAATGGCACCACAAAAGCCCGCGTGACAAGGCCAACGATTATGCGGGCAACCTAACCCGCGCAACATTGGATCATTTGGCAGAGGACTGGTAATATGGCTGCGCAGGAAATCAAGGTAAACATCAACGGCGATACAAGCGGCCTTGATAGCGCACTATCCAAAGGCCAAGCTAACCTTGCGCGGTTTGCAAAGGTTGGCGCTGCTGCGATTGCGGCGACTGGCGTTGCCATGATCGGCCTGACAAAAGCAAGCCTTGCCAATATTGACACGCTTACGAAGCAGGCTAGGTCGCTTGGGCTGACAACGGCGGCGTTTCAAAAAATGACGCTTGTCGCTGGTGAGGCGGGGATTGAAAGCGGAAAGCTGTCGTCCATGCTTGGCTTGATGCAGCGGAACATTGTTGAATTGCAAAAAGGCACTAAGCTGCAAACGGAGGCGTTTAGCAAGCTGGGGCTTTCGGTCAAGGATTTGCAGGGGCTTTCGCCGGATGAGCAATTCGCCAAAATTGCGGAAAGCCTTGATGCGATAAAAGACCCTGCCGAAAAGACGGCTCTGGCAATGGAAACATTCGGTCGGTCTGGCAAAGACGCGATTAACATGCTTTCAAATTATTCCGCAAAGGTTGCTGATGCCGCAAGGTTTCAAGAGGAATTTGGCATTGCCGTTTCGCAGTTTGACAGCGAACAAATTGAGGCAGCAAACGATGCAATGGCCCGCTTGGGCATGATTGTCACAGGCGTTGGCAATATCATGGCGGCGAATGTTGCGCCTGCACTTGTTGCGTTGTCTAACGGATTTATTGAATTGGTCGGTGAGGGCAGCCGGTTCCGCGACGTGATGGGCTTTATTGGTGAAAACCTTGATGTCATGGTCAATTCAATCGGCGTTTTGGCTGTCGCAATGACTGCAAAGGCCGTGCCTGCAATTTATGCGATGGTCACAGGAACAGGTTTCTTAACGGGTGCTATGACGTTATTGAGCCGCGTGCCAGTCGTTCTGATGTTCACCGGTTTGGTTTTGGGCGCAGGTTATTTGATAACCAAGTTTATGGATTTGGTCGAGAACGTCGGCGGGTTTGGAAATGCTTTGACGCTATTGGGCGGCGTTGCCAAGGCAGTATTCAGCGGCATTGGAACAAGTGCAAGTGCGCTTGTGCCAGCAATGGGCGCGGTATGGTCCACAATCGCGACCGGCTTTTATACCATGATCGAAGGCATTCAAAAGGTATGGGTTTCATTCCTTCAAAATGTTAGCCAAGGGCTTGCAAACATACCTGGCATGGGTGATGCGGCGGAAGCTATAGGCGGTTTTGCAATTGTTGCCGGGTCTGCGGTTTATGAATATACGGCGGCGGCGAATGAAGCTGCTGAAAAAACAAAATCATTAAAGTCCGAAATTGAAAACCTAAAAAGCGAAGGCGTGGATGAAATGGCCACCGCGTGGACACGCCTTAACGACGCAATCAGCGGCCGCACTGGCATGACGTACGGCGGCACTGGCTTGGGCGATGGTTCACTGTTGCCGCCAAAGCCAGGCGATGCACCAGCCGGTGAGGGTGATGCGCCTATCGTGGCGGGTGGCGGTGGTGGCGGTGCTGTTAAAGGGGCGTCTGGCATCGCGGCGGATATGGCTGCACGTCTTGAGGCGCTGCAAGAGGGTTTTGCAACCGAGGCCGAAGTGGTGGCGGAATGGTATGCGCAGGGGCAGGAGACGCTTGCGGGTGCGCTTGAGGCTGAATTGCTGACCCGTGAGGAGTATGCGGCGGCTGTCGAAAATCTGGAACGTCAGCACCAAGATAAGCTTTCGCAAATCAAGAGCGGATCAATGTCGCAGCAACTATCCGACGCGGCCGGGTTCTTTGGGTCAATGGCGAACGTAGTTAAGACTGGCGGTGAAAAGGCTTTGAAAGCATCGCAAATCCTATCGGCGGCGCAGGGTCTAATCAATAGCTACGTTGCATTTACCGAGGTTCTAAAAGACCCGTCATTCATTGGCAGGCCGTGGGCGCGTCTAGCTGCGGCTGGTGGCGTATTGGCGGCTGGCCTTAACATGGTGCAGGCAATCAAGGGCGTAAGCTCTAGCGGAGGCGCTGCGGCATCATCTGGCGGCGGTGCATCAAGCGCGGCAGCACCAGCACAGCAACCGGCGACCACGTTTGCCTTCACGTTGCAAAACGATCCAATGGGTTTTGGCGAAAGTTTCGCGCGGCAATTGATCGACCAGCTTAATTCAACGCAACGCAACGGCGGGCAAATTCGCGGGGTGCTGGCATGACGCTTAATCTGGCAGGCTACACGGTCGCAACAAATCAGCCGCTCAATCACGCGCGTATTCTGTGGTCGCCAATCACGGGGACCATCACGGCGGATGGAACGCTTGGGGATCTGGCCGCAAACGATTACACGGCGCAACGGTGGACGCTTGCAGCTGGCGTCAATGATTGGGTGCTAACGGCGGCGGCGGCGGCTGATTTGGATACGGTGTTCATCTCGGCGCATAACCTAACCGGGCGTACGGTCACAATCAGCACCAGCCCGGATCTAATCACGGCATACACATTGCGGGCGACGATTGCGGTCGCAGACAATAGCACCATTGCCGCAATGTTTAACACGGGCGCGGGCGCGCTTGTATCAGCGCAGCGCGTGAAGGTTAGCGTATCAGAAGGCACTGGCAACGTGGTGGGCATCATACGCGCGGGGGCGGCGCTGCAAATGACACAGCCGTTCTATTCGGGATTTGCGCCAACACGCCTAAACCGCGTCACGGAAGGGCAGCAATCATTCAGCGAAACGGGGCAGTGGCTGGGCCGCACGTTGAAGCGGCGCGCCTTGACCGGCAAATACGACTGGACGCACTTGAAGAGCGATTGGTATCGATCGACGTTCGATCCGTTTGCCAAGACGTTGCCGCTCTATCCGTTTGGCATCATCGGAAACCCCGCTCGTATGCCGGAGGATGTCGTGTGGGCATGGGCCAATGCAGACGTCAGCCCGTCAAACATGGGCGTTCGGGATTACATGCAGGTAGGCTTTAACGTGGTGGGGTTCTGGGAATGACTTTCGCGCGTGAACCGATTGAGATTGTCGAGATTATCCAGCCGCTTTGCAGCCGCGTGTTTGGCGTTTCGCCATGCCTTGCGACCGGCACCAAGTGCTATAACACAGACCAAACATGCACGTTCCGCGCTGCGCTGGATATGATTGCCGAGTTGTCGCTGAAGTTTGTTGCGCCAAACGCAAACGAGTGGATTGACGTTGTTGACGCCTTCCAACCGGCCTTGGCAATCCCCGCGCTCAAAGGATACCAGACCGCGCCGACATCGCTTAACGTTGCGAGCGGATCGCAGAACAAAACGCCGTTAGGCTATCGCGCTGTTGCAAGCGTTAAGATTGGCGACTTTCCTTGGAACGATTTAGACACTGATC